AAACGTAACCTCTACTGTTTCTCCAACAATCGCTACTGATGCGCTTGCTGGCGCGTTAGGCGCAGATATTGAAGCTTGGCCACCAATATCACTAAGAACTTCTGCCGCTGTTCTAGTTGAAAGAGTACCGCCATCACTCACAACGAAAGGAGCAGCTGATCCGCTACTAATACCTGAAAATTCAACTTCTCCACTAACAGTTAAGTCTCCTGAAACTGTAACATCATCCATTAAAGATATCGCCCCATAGCCCTCACCTATATATAATGTGCCACCACTTTGATCGCCTTCAATAGCCCTAGAACCACCAAAATATATTCTACTATTTCCACCAGATAAATTAATTCCACCAGTATTTTGATTATTGGTTATAGTTAAAAGATCAGTTGAAGTGTTAAAATCAAAAACTGAATTAATATTAACATTACCTCCAAAGGTTGCGTTTGTGTTTTCTGCGATAGTTAAAGCAAGGTCACCTAAATCAGCATAATTAGCTCCACTACCAGCGTTTGTAGCATGGTTATCTACATAAAACTTAATAGCTTTTGGAGCAGAGTGAATAGTATCATTTCCTGGACCTGCCGACTCTAAAAATATTAATGAATCATCATAAGATGCAGTCCCGCTGGTGACCGCTGCAGCTGTCATTTTAAATCCAGCTCCTACTGCTGAAGCCGTATTAACTACATCGTGCTTTACCGATATGAATACTCTACCATCAACGCTTTGTCCATTATTGCTTACATGCAAAGGCTCTGCTGGTTGATTTGCTAAAGCAACAGTACTAGTCAATCCTATTTCTAACTTATGACTTGGACTAGTTGTTCCTATACCAACATTGCCATCGTCATGAATTCGCATCTGTTCCGTATAGGAACCTCCACCCATGAATTTTAAAGCACCAGCATAACTACCTCCTATCGCTAAATCATTAGATGAATCAAGTTGAATAATGGTTCGTTCCGTTGCTCCAGAATCTTTAAATCTGATTTGCTTATTGTTATCTAATAAAATATGACCGCCAGACACATGCAACCTCTGCGCTGGACTCGTTGTTCCTATACCAATACCATTAGTATCTAGAGTCATTGACTCTGTGTTATTAACGAAAAATTCCAGATGACCGTCAGACTGTTCTATTCTTTCATGAGAGTCACTCCATTGTACAGAGTAACCTGTATCTAATCTTAAATGACCTGTACTTATATGTAATTTTTCAGCGGGAGTTGGTGTTCCTATACCAACGTTGCCCGAAGAGTCGATACGCATTCTTTCCGTACCTGCTACAGTTGTATTATTTGCCGCAGTGAAAAACCTTAACGAAGTAGCAGCGTTTTCAATGGTAGACCCTCCTCCAATATGTAACTGATTAGATGTAGAGAAGCTGTTCATAAACATGAACGTATGAGGCTCCTCTGCTATGTTATAATGTTCACCTCTAATTCTATTTGTTTTATTACTATTAGCCGTTCTATTACTACTTATCCTTAAATTTCCTACTATATCTAACTTGTCTTCAGGAGCTGTTGTCCCTATACCAACGTTAGCTCCTCTTATGTATGTATTATACGAATCTTGCCCTAAGTGAAGCGCCATATTAGAGTAGATATGATCAGTCTGAATATTTAATGTTTTATTATCACCAGAAGTCTTCACTTCAATAACATTTCCGTTACTAGTGGTGTTCTCAAACCTAGCAGCAACATCAGTATTACCAGTACTTACATGTAGTTTTCTTACTGGACTCGTTGTTCCTATACCAACGTTGCCGTTACTAGATCCAGTTCCACCTCTAACAGTTAATCCCACATTTCCAGCGGGAGCTATGTTAATTCTATTTAAATCATTTGAGCTTTGATATCCAGTTGCGATTGTCAGTGTATTTTGACTTGTTTGGTCAAATGTTATACTGGCATTTTGGGTAGCCCCACTGTCATCTTCGAATAATATTTGAGCGTTACTACCTGCCGTATTTTTAACTAATATTTGAGGATCAGTACCAGCATTATGAACAACTAATCTCGCTGCTGTTGGACTTGCTGTTCCTATACCAAAGTTACCATTATCCAAAATGATAGCTTTATCCGATCCAGCGTTGTTTTTGAATTTTATAGAACCACTGGAAGTCGCAGCAGTTATCTGATTAACAACAGCGGCATTAGCTAGCATAGAGCCAGTGACTGATACGCCGCTACTTGTTGTTTGTATCTTAACACTATCTTGATACCTTAAATTAACACCTCCAGCATTTCCTTGGAACCAAACTTGACCATTCGTATCTCTAATAAATACATTTTGAGAACCATCAATATATAAACTTCCAGTACCAGTATCCTTAATAAAGCTATTAGAACCATCATGGTAGATTTTAAGATCAGGACTTGCATAGTCACCAAATCTTAACTCAACATTATCGTCAAAGTGAAGGTTTTTAGTGGCAAGCATTTGAGTATGACTACCATCTAATCTAAGGTAATCTGTTACACCACCAGAACCATTGTCTGATTTAAAAACAATATCATTATCATTGGCATCGTTCTGTATGATCAGTTCACCTGTAAGATTTTGAATATATGAATTACCAGAAACATGATAAATACCTAAGTCATTACCCTCTCCAGCATAAAGAGCTTTACCGTCAGCCATTCGCAAATGTTGGCTAGCTACAGAGTAACCTAACCCACCATCTATTCTAAAGTACTCTTCTAGAGTCCCTGATGAATTTTCAGCCTGAAGTTTAATATCACCCCCGTGTACAGTATTACGTATATCTAAAACACCAGTTTTATTTACTATATAACTATCACCAGCCGAAGAGTGGTATAATTCTAAATCTTGAGCATTTCCAAAACGAACTTTAACATCATCGTTCAGATTTATATTACCCGTTATCGTACCACCTGCTAGTGGTAAGTACGATGATAACGCGCTTGAGGAAACATAAGTACTGCTATCTACGCTACCGTCGGCTTTAAGGAATTGCGATGAAGTTCCTCCTGATTTGATAAGTGATGTGGCAGTAACTGAACCTGCAAAGGTTGCGTTACCAGTAGAACTAATAGTTAAAGCTGTTGCATCAGGAGAAATAAATTGGAACCCGTTACCTGTCGCTCCTGTAGTCGCTTTCCATACACCAGCGAAGTTTCTGAACTGACCACTAGTGCCACTATAAACATTTGCAGAAGAAACTATACCACTATTATTAAACTGCGCTCTAAGTGTACCTCCAGTTGTGATACCTAAATGATCAGCTTCTATTCTATAAATTCCAGTATTAGAATCATTATTAAATGTAATTGCCGGAGCTGTCGCGACTCCGTCTTGAACATATAATCTGGATGTTCCTCCATTTGTGCCGAGCCTAACATCACCACCATCATTCTGTAAATATAATATACTAGCACTTCCGTTACTACGGGATATAATCTCGTTATTATCAATAATGAGGTTCTGCCCACTTGATGTACCTACTTGAAAAGCGTGATCAGTACTAGTAAGACTTGCATCACTTCCATTTGTAAGTCTAAGTTTATCAAATGTAGGAGTTGAAGTCGTAAGAACGTTTTGGTTTAAATGAAAACCGTCAACCGTGTCTGCGTTATCTGCGTTATTTGCGTTAATCTTATGTACAGCTGGTGATAATTCATCGTCGCGATAAAATAAATAACCATCTTTGTAGTTTAAGGCAATTTCACCGAGTGAGAGAGTTCCTGTAGTAGGAACTCTTCCTGCAACTCCGGATTTTTTAAGAGTAATAGTATTGGCCATGATTATAGAATCTGTAGAAAGGAACTATAGAGCCCCTTTAAAAAATAAGCATTGTAAGGTAATCCCCTACAATGCTTATTTATACTTATTTCCAGTTAAGATTTTTTAAAATGTGCCGCCATCAACAACTGTGTCATAGAGACCTCCTGAAATATGTAGGCCAATATCTTTTCCACCTCCTACACCAGTAAGTGCCATACGCTTGTCTGCATCGGCTGCGCCATTGACATATTTGAATTCAACCACTCCTTGCGATACATTGTTGCCAGTAGTCTTACCAAGCAATATGCCAGCAGCGTCGATACCCGCATGAGTTGTTTGGTCTTCTGCGAGACGCATGTGCTTATCAGCAATGGAAATCTGAGTTGAATTGATTGTCGTTGTTGTTCCATCAACTTGAAGATCACCACGAATAACAACTGTTCCACTAGCGGGTGGGCTATCATTACTGTGAGGAGAATCGTTCGGCGCTGGATCAATGTAGAATGTTGAAGGACCAATTAAATTTCCAGCAGTGACTATAAGATCTCCCGCTGTAATATCAACATCGCCAGTAACAGTAAGATCATCAAGAGTACCAACGCTTGTAATAGAATCTTGGTGCTGAGTAACGTTAGAAGCTTTAATCCTGCCATCAAGAAACGTTCCAGACGTGATCTTAGATGTAGGAAGGTTTCCAACATTGGCTGAAGGTAGAGCGCCCGTAACATCAGCTGTAAGATCAATCTTATGTCTTGTAATTTGTTGACCACTAATAGTGATATAATCAGGAGTACCTGTTAGTGTAACATTGGTTGAGTTGTCTGTACCTGCGGCATCAACACCAAGATTAGTTCTTGCACCTGCTGCGCTTGATGCTCCCGTACCACCGTGTGCCACGGCAATATCAGTAGCTGCCCACGTACCTGTTGTAATAGTACCAACACCTGTGATAGATGTGTCCACATCGGTTTTAAATCCACTGATAGGGTATGTATCAATCGCCCTTGCTTTTGGATTTTCATAGCCACCAGAGCCTCCGGGATGAATAATAAACGCGTCAAGGGTTGAAGTACCGGTGTGCGTTGCCATATTATCAGCATCGAGTCTAAACTCAGTACCATTCAATACTAAACCGCCGTTTGACTCTGCTGTATATGTTGTATTGGTAAAAGAACTTGCAACCGTTAATTTTGTTGCACTTGTTCTTGTAACAGTAACATTAGATCCACCAGTAATTTCTACAAAATCATTCGTAGAATCTGAGCCAGCTAAGTTGATTTTTGTTGTACTAGCAGGGACTGATAAATCATAGGTTGTATTAGTGTCGCTTAAATCGTTATTAAATATACTAAGAGGAATTTCACTCGCAGCTTTTCTCTTTTGTACACTTGAACCGGTTGCAGGGACGTCTAATACAACAAACTCGTCACTGCCAGTGATGGAGGCTGTCATATCAGCCAATTCAGTAAGATCGACACTTACCGTTTGAGTCGCTCCGCTATCTGTGCTTGCTACATCTATCAAAGCACCAGGTGAGACGCTAGTGACTGCTCCAAGTTCTGCCCTGAGTTCGGCCGAGGAAATTCCTTCTAAACCATTCGCAGTGAACTTAGCGTAATCATTATCTTCAACACTAGCATGATCAATTTTTACTGCATTAGTGTCATTAATACCAAATGTAAGAGTATCTTGTTTGCCATTGAGCTGACCTTGAATACCTGATGTAACACCAGTGACATAGTTTAATTCGGTAGTTGAGGCAGTTGCTCCGTCAAGTTTGTTAAGCTCAACCGCGGTAGCATCAACAGCTGCAAGTTTTGTAAAGTCTGCTTTAACTAATCCACTGACATCGTCAAGAAGATTAAGCTCAGCTGCTGAAGCACTTACAGTTGTTCCATCCAACTTAAATGTGCCTGTAACATCGAGTGTACCACTTGCAGTCGTAGTTCCACTAAACGTTTTATTGCCGGTAACAGTTTGAACAGTATCTGTCGTAACATAATTCAGGCCGTCTCCTGCAATGGCTAAAACGGTATCACCTCCAGAGGATCCAGCTCCAATATAAAGTGTCCGGTCGTTATCGTTGAACGCTAATTCACCTAGCGATAGGGCAGCTGGCGCGCCGGAATTGCCTCCTGACGTATATGTCCTTCTTTTAATTCTAATTGTGTTTGCCATCGTTTCTGTAAGTTATATTTTTCTATTTATATATTTAAAAGTTTCCACCGTCCATAGAATCGCTATTAATAAATTTTGATGTGGTCCCATTATACTTTATTAAATCATCTTCGCCAACGCTTGTTATAGTAACATCGCTAAGCTGATTTAAACCAGTGTCAGTGAAAGTTTTTGTTCCTTCAATCGTTTGATCTCCTGTAGTTTTAACAACTGTATCATCAGTCGTACGAAGAACAGTACCATCGACAGAAATTGTTTTCGGAGCAGTTCCAGTATATGTTACGTCGCTTATTCCATCTCCATCGGTAAGAGGAGCTCCTCCTCCACCACTCGAAACTTGCTTAGGTATAATCTTTTTATCGGGATTAACCTGAGCGTTTATAGTGTTTTGTGTGGTTACCTTTGCTTTAATGGACATTAGTATATTATGTTTCTGGAGCAGAAGAATCAAACGTGACTCCAGGTGTAACGTCAATCTGCCCTTCTAAAACCCTTGTTATTACAGAAGGATTATCAGGAGACACAATAATAATATCATACACATACCGGCCAGGTTTTAGCCCTGCAGTTTGTTGTGCGGTTAAGTTAATAGTTACTACCTTAGACGTACTATCAACAGATGCAGTGAATGTCGCCTTTGTTGATCCATCATATGATTTAGCAACCTTACCTGCAGCAGTATAATTAGTAAGTATTAAACCTGGAGTATCGGATAGATCAATCGTCGTATTAAAGTTCGACCCTTGATCTATGAATAAGTTTGAAAATGTTGCCATATAATTATCCGCGGATGTGGTTTTCTATTTCGTATTGTGCTTCGTCAGGAGTAAAGTGATGTAAACTTGCGTTATTAGATCCTGTCATCGTCACCCATGGCAACTTAGTAATTGTTTTTGTTGATCCGGTAATACCGATACGTATATCCATTGAATAGCTTGGCACTACAGCGTAATCTTGAAAGTCGTAATCAGCAGCTGAAGATGAAATTGTTGCTTGCGGCAAAACAATGTGCATTTCGTTCTCATAATTCGAAATAGCAGATCCAAAGACTTTATTATTTTCCCAATCAATAACAATTGTTCCGAAAGTCATTTCTTCAGAACTGTCCCCTCCAACATCCCAATTCCAACGGCATCTCATAATTGTTTTTTCAACATTAGAAGCGAATGTCATTGGAAGAATGTTTGCCCAATCTAATGATGATGGAGCAGCCGTATTACTACTGTCGTAGATTCCCGCGGCTGCCAGGGTGCCGCCAAGGCCTGCTGAAGAAGGAGAGAGGGCTGTAGTAGAAGTAACACAACCAGCCAGCTCGTCGGCTGAATGTCCTGGAAAGCCAGTTCTTCTGTCCGAGGTGGCAGAAATCAGTCTATATGTTTTAGAAAATTTAAGACTATCAACGTAAGCTTCAATATGATCTTTAACAGCTTTAGATGTAGGAATTGTATCATCAGAATCTTGAAGACCTGATGCAGTAACATCAATTTCAACCTGTGCAACATTGCCATTGCCCGATCCAACCTTACCTAAAAGTTTATTGCCTGCTACTTGTTGTACCTTACCAAGACCAATTGAGTTATTAGCAACATTAGAATTATCAACTTTATTCTCTAAAGAAGTTATTTTTTCGATGATGCCGTTCGTCTTCTTTCTCCAATCGTTTAGATTATCACTAAGTTCAACACCACCCGCTGGTGAGTCAAATATATCAAAATTTGTAGAATCCATTGCCATGTTACTATTTATCTAATATTAAAGTGTTAAGTATTTGTTTTAGCTCGCTAATTTCAGTCTTTAGAGATTCTATTTCTTCTTCTTGAAACTGTTGTTTTTGACTATTTTTCTTTGCCGACATTCTTGCATTATAAGCCGATTCATCTTTATTAATAAGTACTCCTCGACTTTTTCTTATAAATTTGCTTTTCATTATAGAGATGCAATAATTCTAAGGTTCTTAATTTCAGGGACGTAGGCCAGATTTGAAGATCTAAACAGAATTTTAATAGCAACTTGATCAAATTCTTCGCCATCATTAGATGAACCTTCGTAATGTACTTCACCGAATTGATAGTTAGAACTCACTGGAACTATACTATCTGTTTCAATCTTAGTCCACGGAATAGCATCGAAAGATTTGCCAGAAGTTCTATCACCAAATCTAGCATAAACTTCAATCGATGTAGATTCATCTGGTCGAACAGCATCAAAGTAAACATCAACTTGATCAGAAGGATTTTCGAGTTTAACACTCTTTGTAATATACCTTGCAGCACATTGGCCGTCATCTTCTGTTGTTTCAAACTCGTTTGAGTCGTTAACAATATTATCAAATGTAACGAGGGAAATACGATCTAAATCGACCACCGGGGAAATTTTAGAATCGGTTGTAGTAAGCTCCGCTTGAAGTTTTAGCTGATCTATACCAGACTCACCGTGTCCACTATTAAAATCATGTGTAACACGCTTACCTGTATAAATCAATTCTCCGGGAAATACTGTATATGCATCAGTTGCACTATCATTTAATGTATAATCAACACTTACTTCAGGAAGAAGCATATCTTGAATAATAGGAAGATATGCAGAAGCTTTCCAAACATCTCTTTGGGCTTCGGCCGTTGCGGTTGAAACAGGAAGAAGGGTTTGTGGTGCTCCACCATTATCGGTTAAGGTAATTAATGCCCCTGGGCTTCCACTATTATCTGCTCTTAATTGAATTAGGTGGCTGTGAGAAACTTCATTTCCATTAGAGTCAACTGTTAATGCGTGGTATGTATCTCCGTCCGTTAAACCACCAATTTCGTTTCCACCATTCTTTTTATAGGTAAATTGTTGACCGTTAACTGCTTCAAGGACATTAGAAGGAAGAATGATTCTATTATTAGGATGATCAACACCTGTATCATCAGCTTTAATACTGATTTCACTAGGAGCAGCAATAACAACATCAGGAATAGATGTATAACCAGCGCCGTTTGTTACAACTTCGATATAATCAATAACTCCTCCTTTTTTAATAAAGGCTTTAGCAGTTGCTTGATTTTCACTTGTAGCTCCTCCACTTGTTACTCCTCCAATAGTTATTTTAGGAGGACCACCAAGATAACCAGAACCTCCGTTAGTAACATTAATGTATGTGACTTGCCCTCTTTGTGGTGAAAGGCCTGTGAACAATCCTGTCTGAGAAGTGGTTTTAAAATCAGCCCTGTTTAGTGTAAACTTAAGATCTTTATTTTGATCAGGTGTCCATGTTGATGCGTTCTGACTCTTAAGAAGAACACCCATATTGACATTCTTATTAATAGTTTCAGCATTTGTTCCAACATCTGTGCCACCAACCTCAGCGTGCCATACTCTGTATCTTGCGCTATTTGATATTAGAACGATAGCATATTCAACACCAGGCTGTAAGTAAACTGGTGTATCAAACATAAACTTTGTTGCCAATGCCGCAGTAGCATTCGGAATGACTGCTCCAGGAAGCTTAGTTACTCGTGAGAATGGAATTGTTTTTTGTGTAGGAATTCCATTCTCAACCGAAACAATACTCAGTTCAACAGGTAAGTTAGGATCTCTTTCTTGGAAGAAAATATCAACTGAAGAAAGGAAAATGCCGGTAGGCTCATTTCCAATCATAAATGTTTGTGCAATAGGATCTCTACGAACCACACGTGAACTTATTAGCACGTTTCTTCTTTCTTGAAGACGTGTTCTTTCTAATACAAGCTGCCGCGTTGAAAGAATTGTTTGTTGACGAGTTTCTAATAATCCTTTAGCATGGTAAGTACTTTCAGCCGAGGAAAGTTCTAAAACTCTGTTATTAAGTGCACTGTCGGTGAGTCGAACTTGTCGTGAACCTGTACGGAACCTGAGAACATCGTTATTAGGAATAACAAACCAACCATCAACTTCACCAGCATCATCTGAAACTATTCCTGAGTTAATTGACGGTGTAGCTCCTGGTGACATAAGAGCAGGTCCTTCTAGGCCTTCGTATCTTGTAACATCTGTTCCTCCTACGGCCGCAACCTCACCTCCGAATTGAACAAATGCTTCATCGTCAGTAGCGTAAGATGTAATGTTAACATCATCAAAATAAAGGAAGAAAGTAGTATTCGGCTTAAGCATACTTGCTTTAAAGTGCACCTTTCGAGAACGAATAAATGGAACAAAGGTGACATTCAATACTCTATCATCAATTACTTCTCTTTGGAAGTTTTCTACAAGAGATGTTTGGATACCTTCTCGCAATTCTCTACGGAATGTGTCGATACGTCTCCTTCTTCGGGAAACGCGTGTCCTTGTGCTAAACGTATCTGTTCTTCCCGTTCTATTCCAGAATGACCACCGAGCTGGTGACCATTCACTTTCCCATTCATTCCACTCTGTGCCTAATATGTTTGGATCATTTGCAATCTGTTGTATAACAGCGCTATTATCACCGTCAATGTTTGTGATAATTTCAGGAACATTATTAACGTCTTTCCATTCATCACTAGATGGTGAAAGTTCAAGGTTCCCGCTCCAAGTTGCAACATCATAAGGATTAACACTAATGTGATCTGAAGCATATGGTTGATCAACTAGTACCTTTTCAATAAAGTCAAGTGTAAGAGAATTTTTACGTTTTCCAGAATATGATGTAGTTGAAATGGTCTCACCGTTCCAAGAACTAACAGGCTCTCCGTTCCCACCCATTCCGCTAATATAACTCCACCGAGCATTATCGGAAAGATACATCGGACGTGCTGTAAAGTTATCTCGATCAATTGCAGCGCGATAACCAGAACTATTAGTATCTCCAACGCCGTGTCCTCTAAACGAATCAGTAATAATACCACCTTTAAATCTTGGAAGACCGTCACCATCGTTGATTTGTGTTTCAGTAGCTTCAGATTCTAATTGTGATAATGCTGTGTAATATTCAAGATTGTGAATACGCTGTTCAAGACCACCAATATCACTCATCGTATATCTACGATTTTTGGCTACATCAATTTCCAAATCATCAAGCGAATATAAATACCCTGGCTTTTCAATTCTGTAAAGTATTAAAGAATCCGAAGGTATTGACGGATATATTGGATTTTGAGATGCGTTACCTTTTACATATTTAAGTTCACCTAGCTGAGATAAAGCTATAATATCTCGTCGTGCTTTATAGTAAGTAAAATCGACATTAGTAATTGAATTTGGTTTAGTCTCTCCACCTTCAGTAGAAATTTCAATTGATTGTCTAAAGTCTAAACAATTTGATAATTTAAGATCTTCATATTGTGGAATATCTTCTAAATCAACAAGTGTTGAACCATTAGATTTATAGTATGAATTAGCTGCAAATACTCCAGATGTTGTATGAGTATAATGATCAAAACTAACAACTACAGCTGCAGATTTTAAACTTTGCGATCCTTTATAAACGACTTGTGAAAAACCATAATGTGTGTCGGATTGTCCGCTAAACAATTCAAAATCAGAAACAGGCAACAAATCGTTTCCATCGTGTGTTACACCAGTAATACTATATACATCCACTTTATTCAAAGTAATAATATCGCCATGCCCTAAAGTCCGTGTTTCTGTATATGTTGAAGACGTTTGTGTTTTAACACCTAGTTCTGCTTTTACTTCAGCAGGATAAAAAACTACAATAGCATCAGTATTTGAAGGAGCAGTTGTTCCACCTGCCCGCCTAAGTTTAATTGTGGCAGTTGTACCACTAATCGTAACATCCTTTGCGAATGTTTCGCCATTTGTGCTATCAGTTCCGGCATTAGCCTGAACAATTACATAATCTTCTGGATCTGTACTTATAAAATTTTCTCCGGTTCCTGCGGCAATTGTAATAACCCCGGCCGAAACATGAGTAGCTGCTTTACGTCTCTGAACAATACGTTTTGAATTTGTGTCGTTGATTTCTTTTACATCGTATCCTCCAAGAGGATACACCATCCGCGAAGCATTTTCACCAGTATCTTTAAGTTCAAACCCGGTGCTATTTTGTAAAACTGTATTTGATTCAGCATCAGTAGCACTAGGATCTAACGCAAGAGCTTTCGCTTCTTTAAGCTTTTTACCGGCTATTAATTGTATATCAAATATGTAAAGCCTTTTAGAAGCTTGCGCTCCTGTTGGTGCCGGTGTGCTAGAAATGTTATCAAGACCATTTTCAATTGCATGAATTCTGCAAGTGCCAATTACCACGTTCGAGTCAGAACCAGTAGCAGCTTTAAAAAGTTTATATTGTTTATTCGGAGCAAACTGAAAAAGATTAACATCAGCAATTTCTATTTTTCCTGCGTTATTATTACCATCATTAGAATCAGTAAGTGATCCTTCAATAAATTGTCCACGATTAGTTGATAGCTTATAATTAGTTTCAGTTCCTTCATCAGAAGATTCTCTTCCTTTATCGCAAACAACATCCTGTTTATCTTCAAGCTCTACACGATAACCTTGGACATATGCAACTCCGGGTTCAACACCTACAACAAATCTTTTCTTACCCTCAGTCGTAGCAGTTGCAGTATCAGTAACATTTGGAAGAAGAGCGTTTGCTTCTGATCCATTAAATATCTCAGCCGCTGTATATTTACCGCGGTTACCAGAAGAGTCATTAAAGTATTCACGAACTTCGTTCTTAAATGGATTAAGAACATATGAACCACTTTCTTCTTGAGTTCTTTCTGCAAGTGCTTTACCAAGCTCGCCATATTCAGTACGAGCAGGGTTTACAACACCATCTTCTTTAATATCAAGAAGGTTAATACGCTGCTGACCACTTTCAACATTATCGTCATCTAAAGGAATAAACTTAAGATCGAGGGAAATTTTATAACGATCCGCACCGGGCGCATTAATATTTGGCTCGCCATTTGCGTTATCATTAAGTGAAGAATCTGCAGAACTTGTTACAACACTTTCCGTGATATCAAACACAGCAGAACCACTTAACTTAGAAATAACACCAGTATTATCGACTGCTTTAACAGAAAAAGCTGATGCAGCATCAGTATGAACAAAGTGGCCTTTAATAAAAAACACACCTTCATCTTGAAAAACACCACCTGCATAAGCAAGAACACCTTTATTAGTTCCACCAACATTTACGTTGTATGTAGCAAAATTTTCAGTATCAGTAATTGGAGAGTTGGATACACCATTGAGATTGATACTTCCACCTCCATCAATTGAAAGAGCAAAAACATTATTATTTGAAATATTATCAAAATCGTCTCCCCCTATTGGTTTAAGATAAAAATAATAACCATCAACATTGTCCGTAATCTTTTCAGCTTTTAAGATCTTAGCTCTTTTGGTGCCGAGGGTTATCTCTTTACCAGCCAGAGAAGTGAGCTCTGCTGCAGTTATAATAGCTGAACCAAGAGTAACACCAATTCTTCGAATACTTGAATCATATGTTGTATAACCTCCTAAAACTCGGTCGCCTTCTTTAAATATGTGACGACCAAATTTATCAATCTGATCTTGAATATTAGATTGAAGCTGGTTAAGCTCTCTTACTTGAACGCTTCTCCCAGGACGAAATAAGATGCGAAGATATTTATTATCTTGATCAAAATCATCAAAATGGGGTGTGTCAGAATATGTGGTGATTGCCATAAAATTTATTTATTATAATTGTATGATAAGCTTTACTTCTTCAGTTTGAGAAGATCCGCGTTGGAATGGTGCTCTATTCTCATGAAAAATAACTTCACCGTTTGTTATACCAGTCGGAGGAGAGTCATACGCGTTATACTCTGGTCTGTATGTACCTACAGTGTCTGTACTTGCGATTGTAGACGAACCTGATTGAACTCCAGTGACTGGTAGAGGATCAATAAAATTAACATCAGGATTTGAATTCTGGTGATAGTAAAGATTCTTTGTAGCAGCATCGTAATAATCAAAATAGAACTTAGCAGATCCGCACGTAAGAACATCACCTTGAGAAAGACCATCAATAACTGAAGCACTTGGTGTACCAGTGAGCTTAACATATTTAAGAGCATCCAAAACACTTTCACCTGTAGCACCAGAAGTTTCGTTTTTGTCTGTGGGATTCTCTCTTGTAAAGTTTTTTAGAAGTGATACCTGTCTGAAATCAATAATTGCTGCATCATTGTCAGTTTCTTGATTTACAAACTCAGCTGTAAGACCAACAAACCATGTTGGAAGAATATTGATTGCGTTAGCAGCATAACCATCTACAGGCGCAACAGTAGCATGAGCTGTTGCTCGTGTTCCACTTGATGCAGCGATCGCAACTGTCACATATTTAACACGACCTGGTATATCGACGGGCGAACTTAAATGATTGGTATCAATGTGATCCCAATAGCTTTCTGAACCGTCAGGGTATGGACTTTGGTCCGCGTCAACCAAATCTATGCGAGTAACAGCCCCACCGTCTACAATTGCTCGAGCAGTGATACCGGTATCGACCACATCACCATCATAATCAACTGCTGTGATAACTACTTGTGGAGGGTTGCTATATCCGCTTCCTCCATTCGTAATTCCAATGTGGCTAATAAGGCCACCGGTTTTTTGTTTTTCAGCAGGCTGAACATTAGGCGAACTATTAATAGGAACAAACTGATTAGTTACAAGAGGATCACTACTATCAATATTAGCAACGTGCGCCCAAACATAACCTTGCGCATCACCTTTAGCAGTAACTCCATAAGTGGAAGCAGCTGCTGGTTCTGTAGTAGAACCGGCCACTGCAGTAAAATTAGATGTTGTAGCAGTGTTAGAAAGGCAAAGATAAACTTTATTATTGTTTGTTACTACACAAGGATAAAGATCGCCTGAGGTATAAAACATATCATCATCAGCTTCGTCATAAACCTTATACTTTCGGCCGTTTTTCCATGGGTTTTTTGCAATAAGCTGTTTAACACCTGTAGCTGCTACGTCTTTCAATACTGAAAGATTTGAAATAACATCATGATCTTCTTGAATTGTTCCTTCTGGTGAAGGCGGCGAGAATCCAGTAGTGCTTTCTAAATTGCCATTAGCATCAGCTTCCCAAGGATCAGCTTTACCAAGACCAATAGAATATCGGTTATTAGTTCTGTATGGCCAGGAAGTCGCGCTTGGGTTTTCTGATGATGAATCAAAATTTGAATCAGCAGAAGCTTTTATATCGTTCACTAAAAGTCTAGCTTGATTTCTACGAAAATCGTCTGTAATAATTGCAGGCATAAGTTGTTTCTATTTAAAGTTATTTATAATGTTTACGCAAGGATATTTTATTCTTGTACACAATTTTCTACACCACCAACCAAGGTACAAACTTCACTGCCCTTTGGATATTTAAGTTCAACTGATGGTTGCGGTGCTTCTTCGGCGTCAAGTCTATTTGCTACATATTCTTGCTGGTATTCATTAATTAGTGATGAAAGAGGTTGTTGAAAAATGTTTAATTTAGAAAGTTGTGTTGGATCATCCCAAAAACCTCTTTCGTAATAATGAGCAGCGTTAATTTGGTTTGACCAGTTGGTTGATACATATTGCATCTTCGCTTTAATACCAATACTACGATTTAAGTTATTAGCGTTAGGCCTTCCAAAAAGTGGAAAGTAGTTTTCTGCAACTGAAATAATTTGCTCATTGATGTATGTTGAAAACCAACCTGGTTGATATCTTGGTGTGTGTGAACCTTCGTATGAATCAAAACCGCGAAGTCTAGGAGGCCTTAAAGACGCGAACCATCCTTCAGTGTCATCGGGTGTTTGTTCGTATTTTTCAAACTTATCCCATCGGCTATTTGAATTAGCAAATATGTCGACTAAAACAAAAAATTTCATACCAGCCGGATGTACTAATCGTTGGAATGCGCTTTCCCACCTTGAAGCTTCAACATTAGTTCTAATCCTATAACTATAATCCTGCCAAAAGTTCGAATCTTGAATTTTATCAGCATTTGACAGAAATCCTGAATCCTTTGTATAGACGCCACTAACACCTTCACCATTAAATGTTCCTGCAGAAAGTTTAAATAAGTTGTCTCCTGGATAATAAACATCAACTAACGAATCAAACATTATTTGAAAGAAAACACTAACACTTTCTGGTGTACCTTTTATTCGATAATAGTGAACAATTCTTTTATATAGAGTATTGCGATCAACAACATTCGAATTAGGAACGATCTTAGCAATTTCACTTTGAATAGCATCTAAATATTTTTCAGATGTTACATCAATATCACCTTCATCAATAATATGATCTAGCTCATAGGAAGCATATCCTTCACGATTTAAATAGCTATAATATTCCTCCATAAAGGAAATAAGATTCGCTGCAGAATCACGAAGATATTGCGGAACCAATTCCCGAACTTTGTCTCTTTCGTGATTTGAAGGTCTATAATTTGCTATTGAAGTGTGCATTAATTCTAGCGAGGTGTTGTTACATAATCATCTATACCTGAGGTTCCTCGGGTTGCGATAGTGTCGACAGTAGATGTAATATTAGTGTTTTGTAAATCAATTTCGATTATTTGATTTCTCTTAGGTGCGATGTCATTTGATTCGGGTCTAGCGAATAAAGTAATTATCGTATCTGTGTCAACATTAAAATCATTAATTTCTATAATACCTGTTGAGGTATCAATTGTTCCAACATTTCTAGCATCTACAACTTTAACCCCGTCAGAACTAAAAAAGCAGCGCGATATGCTACGAATATTTTCAACACTTGTTTCTTCATCCTGTAAGTAGTATGTGATTCCTCCACTTACAAAACCGCTTGTTGAGATTAAAGACTCTGTAGGATCAGAAGGATTATCAAGAGGGAAATTGAATTCTAATTTGTATGTTGTCGTATTTGCGTTTCTAGCTATGAATTTTTTCAAACAATAAACACGGGCGTATGAACTAACGATAGAAGGATCTAAGTCACTAATGTATTCTAAGAATTGCGAGTAGCGGAATACTCCATCGAATGTTTCAAGATTGTCGTCGCTAAACTTTGAAACACCATCTCTGACTAACGCTGAAATGCTACCAGCACCTTTATTTGTAGTAGCAGAGTTGTAGTTAACAAAAATATCAAAATAAATAAATGTAAATTCAGGATCTACGAATTTTGGTCGAACAGTTAAAATACCTTTTGAATCTAAGATAGGAAGTAACGTATTTTTTTCTGTTTCTGTAAGTGTTGCCGCATTTGCTGGTTTAGCTGAAATAAATACTCGGCCGTATTCTGGAGGATCGTTATCTTCTCCGCCCCATACTGAAATTGCTACTGCTGTTGAGTTAGAACGAATTAATGCTTTATAGTCATCAGTTGTAACTGCTCGGTTTTGGGAAAGAAATTGTAAAGGCGCGTTTGATCGAATACTTTCAACACTTTCCTTGCTGCCTCCACCTGAAGATGCCCCCGCAATACTAATTGTTGGTGCGGGCGATAAGCTAGTGTTTGTAAATACAGAAACTCCATTTGCTGCAGCACCTTTTGTGGAAAGATATTTAATTTGTATAACAGAACCTGGGAGAGGTTTCTTACCAATAACATTGTCTCCAAACGAGATTTCAAATCTTCCGTTAGGATTTTCATTAATAAAGTAAACATTTGAATTGCCATCAATTCCAGGCAACTCAGAAAATTGTGTGTATGTTTCTGTTTGTGTAGTACCGATTGAATCACTTACGCTAACAACAATTTTTGAACGATCAACATTGACATCTGGTATTTCAAATTTAAGGTTTGCTACTTTATCATCAAAAAGATATTCCTTTCTTTTAATTGCACCTTCATGCGCAGAAAACGGCAAAGTAGGATTGTCAACATCATCAAATACAACAAACGAATATGATTGATTATTAAGAGTATCAGTTGCTGTAAATGTTGTACCTTCTTTAATTTCTGTAATAGAAGAATCTAAATTGCTTAATGTTATTGTGATAGCAGCAGCAGAAACACTTTTTGGTGTGTACCCTAATGATTTCGCACGAGCTACAACATTCTTACGAAGTTGGGCCGAAGAAATAAATGTTTCATTCGCAGCAAGGTGTGCAAGAACAGCATTATAGTGTGTGTTATGGGCAAGGATGTCAAGAATAAGATTTAAACCAGAACCATCAAAATCAAAATCCTTAAATGGACTATCAGTAAGTTTATAGTAATTTTTAATTTCGTCTTTAATCGAATCGAAATCAAGTTCAGTAATATTGAATTGTTTAATGGCCATAGTTTTTATCTAATTCGGTCGAGGTAAAAAGACACCTCGGTGTTTATATTTGTATTCCTTATTTGAAAAATGATAGTTGCAAGAAGTCTGTTATAATCTGCATCCAATTGTATTTCAACCTTTGGATCAGTGACACGAGGTTCGTGTTCTTTGATAACACGAAGCACTTCGTCTCGTATACCAAGAGCTGTGAATTGATCAGTGTTTTCGAAAAGATATTGTGTAACATTACACCCAAGTTCAGGGTGAAACGGCCGGTCGGAAAAATTACTTAGCACAAGTATCTTAACAGCTTGTCGTATTGCCTGAATATCTGTAACAGGACGAATGTCTTTTGTGTTTGGATGAGGAATAAAATTAAGTGGGATGTCAGCAAAAAGACCAGAAGAGTCTACAGCAAGATCTCTTGGTGCTTGCTCGTTAACATTGAAATCTGATCTTAATGCCATATTACTATTTATATCGAAACTACCCCGATTACGTCAGGAAGATTACCTTCTCTTAATATTAATTCTTCGTACAAACGAATACCTTCTTTTACATTCACCTTTGGATCAAGAAGTTCCCGAATATTCACATTTGGACATGTCAATGGATTAATACTAAACAGGCCTAAGCGTTGAACTTCTTTCAAATTGCCTGTTGAGGAATATGATCGAGTGGTTGTTATAAAGTTTGCGTTTAACTTCGAAGACTTTTTCATAAGAGATATGAAGTAGTTCGCATATTCTTCAGGATCACCATTAGTGACTTTATGGACTACTGAATTTCCAGGAACAAATTTATTGAGCTTCGATGCACGAACTCTTTCTTCGATTTCAACACGAAGAAACTTTTCCCGCACAATTCCATTTACATCTGGTTTAAGATAGATTGATTTCATAAGATTAATTGTTGATTATATAGAGTCTTTATTTACCCCGCTATTTCAAGGTGCGGTCCATCGTAAAAGGTCTTAAAGTCACCACCCCACTTAACTGTTACACCTTGCTCTCTACCAGCTTGTTGAAATAATCTAGCCATTTTTTCTAACTCAACTGGATCATATAATGTACCCTTAGGATTACGGTTATTGATACCTTTGCCCTTTTGCCACACGATATCAATTGCGCGACCTGTTTGATGCTTAGATCGTCCACCTCTCACGTATGTTACAATCGGTCCTGGTGTAGTTCGGCCCTGAGCATATAATTGATTCTGTCTTTCTGGAGAACGATACCCTTCAGTAATTCGGAAGTCTGCTCCTAATTCTCTTGCTCTTTTTATTATCGAAGGCCATCTTGGATCTAACCCTTCTTCAGCTTTCGCTTGAGGTGTTGCAGTGCTTGTTACAGGAGTAGAATCTTTTTTCGCTTGAGGTGTTGCAGTGCCTCTTACACGAGTAGAATCTATTTCCCCCGCAGTAATTTGTTCAACAATGGCAAGAAGACCTACTACTAATATTTTCTCGTCAATAAGACTATGAAGTTTATTAATAAGTTTATCAAAGAAGTTTACGTCGTCTTGATCTACAGTACTAACGATAGCGCCTGGATAAAGCGCACCCTTTTCAACATATTCAACAGGAGTCCATAATTGAACAGACTTTATATCAGGAGTGATTTGTGAATTAGTTGATTTAAATAGTGCATTTTCGATTTGTTCTCTTGCTCCAGCAACTAATGATTCAAAATATTGTATTCTATAATAATCTTTAAAGGTATCCTTTTCTTCTAATTTTAGCCATGTTTGCAAGCCCTGGATGCTTCCCTGCGCCTTCGCCGTCTGATATTCAGGCGTGTGAAGCAGGCGATCATGTCTTGTTGTAATCGGTTCCTTCTCAGAATAATTTACACCTTCTGTCTTATTTTGGTTCGCTGTGGTGTTATCCGGTCTAAATCCTGTCGGATTACTACGAACTTCGTCATTCGTTCTATTTCCACCTGTAATATCAACAGCGTCTTGACCACGTGTTAAGCCTTGCCTTTTAAAATTGTAGATTTCTTCGAGCCCTCCGGTCTGTTTTCCAAACTCATCGAATTTAACGTTCTCGGCACTAATACGAATCGATTCTATCTCAGGATCTCCGAGATAAAACCCTTCTGCTGTCGGAATGTTATCTTTGGGATCCCTTATAATACGGTTGACACCCGCGTCATCGATATAAGATGCTATTCCCGTTACTGGGTCAATAAAATCTGCTGCTGAATTGCTCGTAAAAGCGCCCATTCCATCGAAGCTTTTTGGAATATTATCTTCCCCCAAAATATTTGCTAAATCGATTCCTGCCTGATCGACATCTGAAATAGGCTCAATAGATCCACTATTCGAAGATTGAGAACCAAATTGAATAAAAGGATCCAATAACAACTTTCTCCACTCCTCATTATAGATCTCGCGAGCAGCTCTCGCCATTTCCTCGTTATAACCAGTATTGTTTTGTACATCATCCTGCGACACACTATCCTGAGGCATTGGTCTTATAAATCCTCGCTCGGCCGGCACGATAGGCCTATCTGGCGGACTCGGAGCTTTTTCCTTCTTGACTAATTTACCATCATCATCTGTCTTAGCCTTATCAGTAACAAACTGACATATATCGAATCCTCCGAGGTTCCTCACACTATCAATGACACCTTCGATATCGTCAACAAGACCATCCCACTTTTCTACTAACTTCTGATACGCATCTTCTCCCTTATCCTTTAGATCACTAATATCCTTAGCCAGATTTTCTATTTGAGTAGTGTCTGGTAGCATGTCATTTAAACCGTCCTTAAACCCCTGGACCATTTCGTCGATTTTAGAAAGGCCTATTGAGTCCACTGCGGAGTCGACTGCTGCCTTCACACTATTCTTTAATTCGTTGATTGATGGTATATCTATGTCACCGACTTTAAGACCTAAGTCTGCAAGGTTACCACACTTAGTTATATCTAAACCTGGGAACGCACCAGCGACTGCACCATACACAGCTAATGCATCTTCTAAACTTGGTGTATCGTCAAAGCCATCACCATTAGTATCGCCCGGTATATTTCTGTATTTCGTTTGTGGTTGCATTGCTTCAACAGTAAACGGATAATCGTTTTCTATATCTGCTGGATT